TCATACGGATTGTTTTTATAGATGGAGGCAGTACAACAACGGCGTACCTTATTTGGTAATCGTATACCGATACCCCCAATTTGATTTTGATATACAATTTTGTCACGGTTGGTACCATAGGCTTTAATTTGAGCATGTCGTTTATTGCGTGAGTCAAAATTAACGAATAATCCTTGCATTTTATCACCACCTTGTGTAGTATATATATCCGCACGTTTACGATACATATAAGTCAATGGCATATATATATATATATATAGTAGGTTAGTATAATTTACATAATCATACTAACATATCCTTGTATTAAATCCATACGTCTTTGGTTATATTCTGTATATATAGTATATATGCGTATCATAGACCGATTGAATAAATTCGCAAATACGCTTAATACCAATACATATTTTGCAGGTATTACTATGCTTATACTAAATATAGGTTCAAAATATATTGATTTGGGATTTACGAAAACACAGGAGCAAGTCATTCGGGAAGCAATCGCGAGAGAACTAATTATTTTTTCCATTTTATTTGTTGCAACTAAAAATGTAATGGTTTCAATCCTCATGACGGCTTCCTTTACGATTTTATCCAGATATTTGATAAATGAAAACAGTTCTTATTGTATCATGTCTAGTTATATGAGTAGGCTTTCAAATGCTATAGATACGAATGAAGATGGTGTAATCACAAAAAAAGAAGAAGAAGAAGCCATTCATATTTTAGAAAAAGCAAAACGTCAAAAAAAAAAGGAGGTGAATAAATCTAGATATGACCCCTATGTAGAAAACGAAAACATAGCATTATATTAACGCGTTTTTTTACACCTTTGAACGATGATTTATCTTGAACTGGGTGTTTAATAATGGTCTATTCATTTGTTTATTTTGTATATCATTGTTCCAATGATAAGAATTATAACCTAGTTCCATAAATAATGTTTGAACTAATACTGCATTTTAATGTTCAAAGGTGTAAGTAAAACAATAGATGAAAGAGTTTAAACTCATGAGTGTTAGTGTATCAATGAGTTATGAACAAATGCAGGTATTGAAACGGAATGGTGAAAAAGAAGATATGTCCTTTGATAAAATTCTATTGCGTATCAAAACCTTATGCGAAACACGATTGCCAGTGTTAAACATTGGTTATGCAAACTTGGTGATGAAAATCATAAATCAGCTTATACCAGACATGCCTACATCCACGATTGACGAAATCGTAGGTGAACAATGTGCATCCATGACAACCATTCAATACGATTATGGTGAATTAGCTTCACGTATCATTATATCTAACCATCATAAAAATACAAATTCAAGTTTTGTGGAGGTTATCAAACAACTACATGCGGTTCGGAGGGATACAACATCTACACCCTTGATCAGTGACGAGTTATTACATATATCTATAAAGTATTCCAAACGCATTGAAGAGGCCATTGTATACGATAGGGATTATGATATAGATTACTTTGGATTCAAGACATTAGAACGGTCTTATTTATTGCACATCAATCATAAAGTGGTTGAACGTATTCAACATATGTGGATGCGTGTTTCCATCGGTATTCATGGAGAAGATATCACACGCGCGATTGAAACGTATCATTTAATGTCGCAAAAATATTTTACACATGCTACGCCCACATTATTCAATGCAGGCACTCCAAGACCACAATTAAGTTCATGCTTTCTCATTGGAATGGAAGAAGATAGTATTGATGGAATATTTAATACATTGAAAGAATGTGCACAAATCAGTAAATGGGCTGGTGGGATTGGACTACACATTCATAACGTAAGAGCATCTGGAACACGCATAAGTGGTACAAATGGAGTTTCTAACGGTTTAACTCCCATGTTACAAGTATTCAATTCCACTGCGAGATATGTAGACCAAGGGGGTGGAAAACGAAATGGTAGTATTGCAATATACATTGAACCATGGCATCCGGATATAATGGATGTGCTAGAATTGAAAAAAAATCACGGGGATGAGTCTAAACGTGCTCGTGATTTATTTTATGGTCTTTGGATACCAGACTTATTTATGGAATGTGTACAGAAGGATATGGATTGGTATTTGATGTGTCCTTCTGTATCCGTTGGATTATCTGATGTTTACGGAGAGGAGTTTCAATTGAAATACAATGCGTACGTATCTGATGGTAAATATGTAAAAAAAATAAAGGCAAGAGAGCTATGGTTTAAAATATTGGATAGTCAAATGGAAACGGGCGTACCCTATTTATGTTACAAAGACGCTTCCAACCGAAAAAGCAATCAACAAAATTTGGGTACTATCAAATCTTCTAATTTATGTACTGAAATCATACAATATTCAGATTCGGAACAATCTGCAGTGTGTAATTTAGCAAGCATTGGGTTGCCTAAATTTGTCAGTGACGACGGTGTATTCAATTATAGCAAACTGCATGAAGTCACCCAAGTCATAACCTATAATTTAAATCGTATCATTGATGTGAATTACTATCCAAATTTAAAATCCAAACGGAGTAATTTATTACATCGTCCTATCGGTATCGGTGTACAAGGACTTGCAGACGTGTTTATAAAAATGAATATACCTTTTTGTTCAGATAAAGCCAAAGAAGTCAATCGTTTTATATTTGAAACGATATATCATGCCTCGGTAGAATGTTCGTGTAACCTTGCAAAACTACGGACGGAAGACATGTCTATATTGATGGAAGTACATCACAATAATCCTTTGTTTGACCCATCTGACTTTGATTTAGACAGCCGTGACTATATACATACTTCTCCTGGTAGGGACCTTTTATTAAAACGAACCCTACCCATTTTGGCGGAAATTCATCAATGTAGGGCAGGCGGACCGCCTGGCGCCTATTCCAGTTTTCAAAATTCACCTTTATCCAAGGGTTTATTTCAATTTGATTTGTGGAACGTTACTCCTTCAACACGGTATGATTGGGATACTTTACGAAAAGAGGTTATTCAATATGGAGTTAGAAACTCTTTGTTGGTTGCACCGATGCCTACAGCGTCTACTTCTCAAATTCTTGGATACAATGAATGTTTTGAACCCTATACTAGTAATATTTATTCGCGTCGTACTCTTGCTGGCGAATTCATAGTGGTGAATAAATATTTAATCAAAGAATTCACAACGCTTGGGTTATGGAACGAGGAATTAAAAAATAATATCATTGCGAATAAGGGTAGTATTCAACACATTGAGGGAATTACAGATGCATTAAAAGAAAAATATAAAATTGTATGGGAAATGAAAATGCGTGATATCATTGACATGTCGGCAGATAGAGGTGCATTCATTTGTCAATCACAAAGTTTAAATTTATGGTGTGAAGAACCAAGTTACAGTACATTGACGTCTATGCATTTTTATGCATGGCAAAAAGGATTGAAAACGGGTATGTATTATTTGAGACGAAAACCAAGGCATCAACCACAACAATTCACAGTGAATCCTTCTTTTCATACGGTAGAGGAGTCTATTGTATGTGTGAGTTGTTCTGCTTAAACTCTCAACGATAGGAACCACAATATAATTCAAACATTTTAGAAAGGGTTCGATTGTTTTTAACCATGTCCATATCTTCCTTATATTTCATATAACATCGTAAGCAAATCAAAACATCTGCCATTGCATCATGAGCACCCTTTGGAGTATATCCAAATAACGCGTCATGTAGTTCCGTAAGTTTAGGAAATTTTACATAGGTGCCCTTGTATTTACAAGGTCGGACAAGATTACAAAATGATTTGCTTTCCATCATCGTGCAATAAGTGGGTTTTGTAAGACCATTCTCTATAAATGGGTGCATACGTTTCAGACGAATACATTCTACCATACACATACGTTTATCAAACGATACATTATGGGCTACAATCGTATCAGAACGATGCACGTCTGTGTGAAACAAATCCATGGCATATTCCATAGTCACTCCTTTTCGTTTCGTATAAGAGTTTTTAATACCGTGTATTTTGGTACTTTCGGTAGGAATCTCAATAGGACAAAGGATTAAATGATCTTGACAGTTGAGTAATGTGTGAGTCTCGGTATCGTATAAAATCCAGCTTAATTGGACTATATATGGCCAGCGTTCCGTTTCAAATATAGTGGTTTTAAACGTCTCAGGTAGTCCAGTGGTTTCTGTATCAAATACTAACACTTTCATTGTATGTGTTGTAATTCAAAAGGTTACATACATTTCAATTTTATATTGAAATGTATATTATATTTTAACGCATTAACGACGACGTTTATTTGTCATTTTACGGCAGTAGGAACGAGAACGTCCTTTAGCCTTTTTACAACCCATGGACTTACGACAATCCACACCAACCTTACCACGACACTTGGAGGATTTAACACGTCTTCTATAACTTTTTCGTGCAGTTCGGCTTAACCCACCTTTTAACCATTTTGGTATTTGTGCTTGTAGTTTCATTGTATAGTATACACAGAAAAAAAAATTAAATATCGTCCAATTCCGTCATTTTTTCTTGTATGGATGATTGAAGTAAATCTATCTGTTTTTGGGAGGTATCTAAAATTTGTTTTTCTATAATGGCTTCAAACAATTCTATACCCGTCGCAAAGTCTAATTCACACGTGAGATATAAACTTACAATGAGGGTTCTAGTATCTTGAACTAACTGGTTTAAACTCGATTCTGTTAATGTCGGATGTATAATGAGTTGAGACTTACCCTTGATTATTTTTGTATCAAACAATTGCTTTAATATTGTAATTAATTTATCTTGATTTTCATTTGTACGACGCATCATATCCTTTATATGTTGTGCATACTTCTGAAATAATTTATGTTTTAAACTTGAAGTATATTGTTTTGTATAAACCCCGTCTGGCTTACAACCATCTCCTTTATGATAGTCTTTTAACAATATATCACTGAATTTACGTATCGTCGGTTCATTTGACATATCGTGTGGTATGCTACTGTTTCCCGTAAATGCTTTGTAAAATGTTTCAACATCTGATTTATACACAGCTGACATAGGAGGACTCATTTTATTAAACTCACCACGGTCATAATCGTATACATCGTAATATAATTTTTCTAATTCAGGAATACCTGATTCATCTATCAATGTTTTATCCTTATTTTGTAATTTATCAAAGTTTATATCACAAAAGGAGGGTTGAACGGTTATTTTATGGTGACTCGGCACATTATAATTGTTAGAATTGAGCAATGCATTGATTCGTGTGGTACATATGTTTGTGGTCTGAAGGATTGGTTTTACTTCTTTTGGAATTTTATGTGCTTGTAATATATCTACCTTTAACGTTGCTCCCATATTATCTTTATATACATATACTGGATTCACCGTTGTTAATATAGCGCCAAACAAATGCATAATTTTAACATAAAATTTAGCAACACCAATGCATATTCTATGTTTATTTTCATCGTTTTGAACATCTACAGAATCCATCCACCCTTTTGGAATAAATGTAAATGTATTTTGTACGATTTCATTGGACTCCATTCCATCTTTAACACGATGAACTAAATATTTTACTTCATGTTCATTCAATTGTTTTAACCTATCCGATGTAATCATAAGGAGGTTATTACAATAGTCTATATCTGATAATTGTTTTAAATCTTGAATGGATTGACTGGTCATATATTGGGTTGCAATCAAATCTATTTCTTGTAATAAATTGGAAACCGTATGTTTCGGTTTAGATTGTTTATTTCCCATATTATCTTATGAATATAATAAAATTGAAACCATACTTCATTTATATTTTTTATATAAAATGCAATTGTATAAAACAAAAAAAATCAAAAGGGAAAAGGTTTCAAAGAAAAAATTATGGCAAGGATTTGATAATGAAATAAATAAAAAAAATGCAATTGAATGTGTATATAGGCAAGGATTCCGAGATGTATGTGAATGTTGTGAAAGCGCATTAGTCGTTTCAGAAGAAGGATTTCAATCCTGTACCAATAATCTATGTGGTATCATTTATACAGATTCGCTAGACCAATCTGCCGAATGGAGTTACTATGGAAATGACAATGCTTCGTCTGACCCTACACGTTGTGGATTACCCATTAATCCACTCTTGTATGAATCTAGTTTTGGTTGTAAAGTTTTGGTGAACGGTTCATCTACATATGAAATGCGTAAAATAAAACGTTATACCGAATGGATTGGGATGCCATATAAAGAAAAATCTCAATACGATGAATTTCAACGCATATTAATATTAGGAAATCATTCTGGTATACCAAAATTAATTGTAGACGATGCAATGAAATATCATAAGTATGTATCAGAAGCTAAAACCTTTAGAGGACTCAATCGTGATGGTATCATTGCCGCATCTATTTATATCTCATCGCGTGTAAATAATTTTCCAAGAACGTCCAAAGAGATATCAAACATATTTCATTTAGATACTACTTCTACTACACGTGGATGTAAAAATGCAATGTCTATAATCAATGATTTGGAATGTGAAATGGTGAATATAGATAAGACATCCTTTCATCAAACTACTCCAGAAACGTTTATTGAACGGTATTGTAGCCGATTAAACATCAACAATGAATTGACCAAACTGTCCAAGTTTATTGCATTAAGAGTTCATATATTGAACTTAATTCCTGAAAATACACCACCTTCTATTGCAGCAGGAATCATATATTTTGTGGCGCATACATGTAATGTAAATATAAATAAACGAGACGTAAGCAACATTAGTGAAATATCAGAAGTTACCATCAATAAATGTTTTAAGAAGTTAAACATGATGACATCTACACTTATTCCAGAAGTCATATTAAATAAATATTCCGTAATTATTATAGGTTGAATATAGTATATGTCTATTGGTCCAAAAACTATATTTATAATTCCTTATAGATCACGTGAAACGCAAATGAAATATTTTATTCAATATTTTGAAACACGTGTTCGTAATCAACCCGATATGGAGGATGCCGAATATTTTTTTATACATCAAAATGATAAACGTCCATTTAATCGTGGAGCAATGAAAAATATTGGATTTATTGTATTTTCAAAAAAATATTCAAATTGGCGTGATATAACTTTTGTGTTCCATGACATTGACCAGTATCCCAAATCAGACGTTGTGTTTCCATATAAAACTACACATGGAGTGGTTGCGCATTATTATGGATTTTTAAATACATTGGGAGGTGCACTCGCCATCAAAGGTTCCGATTATTATAAGACAAAAGGTTATTGTAATTTTTGGAGTTGGGGGTATGAAGACAATATATTACAAAATAGAGTACTTTCGCAAAATTTGAGCATTGACCGTTCTATATTTTATAAAGCAACCGATACTCAGCATCTTATCAATGTTTCTACCGACGGTCCATTGCGAATGGTATCAAAACATGATGTACAACGTTATGTTTCAAATGTACTAGATAATTTATATTCCATAAAGAATTTATCATTTACTGAAAAAGACCATATGATAGATGTAAATTTGTTTGATACATTTTTTAAACCTTCACCTTTATATGTTTATAATCTCAAGTCAAATGAACTAAACCTATATTCGTATTTATTTAAAAAAAAAAACGTTATCCATCGTAATCGAAAATGGAATTTATAATAATATATATATATAATGAACACACGACGTAAAAAAAAAATATATTTAAAACAAACAAAAAAAAAAAGATTGTTTGATAACGTGTTTGATTCAAATACTCATACACATCATCATTGGACGAACGTGGAAAATGAATTAATACATAATTTAAAATCATTGCATACGTCTAGCAAATACAGACTGGAAGATGATTTCTATAGTTATATCAATGATAAACGTTTAAAAAGTGCTAATCTTTTTTTAAAAAAAGAGAAGCCCTATGTGACTGATATGGATGATTTTAAAATTGTACAGACAAATGTGTATTATGATTTAATAGATATTGTACATGAATACATTCGTCAACCGAATACAAAAAAACATCAAGCAGTAAAAAATGTATATATGTCTTTGACCAATTTAAACGATTCCTCAGCAGAACAGTCTGTACGGGAATATGTTACTTTAATAGAGGAACGTATCTCAACCGGAAACCTATATCAAGTGATTGGAAAACAAAATAAGAATGAGATTATTTCGTGGGGTTGTCCATTAGTATGGGATGTTAGACCTGACGATAAAAATGTCACTAAGTTCCATTCTGTATTGTCTTCTCCCAAATTAAGTTTATATGATCTTACCATATATATAGATGATCCAGCCGATAAGACACATGAACGAACACGCAAACAAAATATTAAACGTAAATATTTACAATTTATAGAGACAATGTTCACGGAATGTTTAGGAAAATCTCATAATTTAGATCCGATGGATGTATGGAAATGTGAATCTCAAATCATACAGGTATATTCAGATAATAGTATAAAAGAAGATAAAGACGGATATAATATTCTTACACATACACAGGGATTAACCTATGGGTTCAATTGGAATGAAATGGCCAAACAAATTGGATATACCAATGTACCTAAAACATTTCATTGTTATAGTTTGAATTATTTAAATGGTATTATGAAAGTATTGAATACGGATAATGCATGGAGGAACCAACAATGGAAAACCTATTATTTATACATTGCGTTTCGTCAAATGATGAGATTTCATACTAAATGGAGATTTATATATTATAACTTTTTTGAAAAGGATATTCAAGGTCAACCTTCTGTAATACCTGACTTAATTTATCCGGTGGTTGGGTTAGGATATTGTTTTAATTCACTATTAAGTAACAAATATATAGAACAATATAAAAATCAGGAATACAATGATTATACACAAACTCTTTCGAAACGTTTAATACACGTATTTAAGATGATTTTAAAACGAAATACATGGTTATCTTCTACAACTAAAGCGAATGCATTGAACAAATTGGATAAAATAAAATTTTTAATAGGAACCCCCCCTGTATTAAAAGAAGATCCTATATTAAGTTATAATGCAAAAGAAGCTTATCAAAATTTAAGAAAATATGCGTATTGGAGAACGAAATGGATTATTTCATTAGATGGTTCTTCAACCAAAGATGTTGATATCCCAACCATAGATTGGGAGATATTTAAATTTACGGGTAAACAATCCTATATTGTAAATGCTTTTTATACACCTAATGAAAATTCCATATGTATTCCACAAGCTTATATACAGAAGCCATTCATTGATTTAGAGGAGCGTGGAGTTGAATATAATTTGGCTTATATCGGGTATACCCTAGCACATGAAATGTCCCATTGTTTAGATGATTCAGGAAGCAGATATAATGCTTTAGGGAATTTACAAGATTGGTGGACTAGCAACGACCGAAAACACTATCAATCTAAAATGAATAATGTCATTAAACAATATGAATCTTTCGCGTTGATTGATGGAAGTATATTTGACGCGAGTTTAAGTATAGGCGAAGATATCGCAGATATCTCTGGGTTAAGAATATGTGAAGAATATTTAAAACAATTTCAAGACTATAACAAAGATATTACAATCATTCGTGATTTATCATTTAAGGCATTTTTTATTTATATAGCATTACAAGGGTCGCAAACTACTATACGAAAATCATTACAGTATAAATTTATAACGAATCCACATCCATTAGAGAAATATAGGGTAAATTGTGCGTTGTCGCGGTTAAAACTATTCAATTATATATATAACATAAAAAAAGGAGATAAAATGTATTGGAGCCAAAATTCAGCGATTTGGTAATTTTTTTTTTCTTACTATAATATATATGTATCAAACCCAGACAAGAGAACGTAGTAGAACCCAAGGTCGTAGCCGTACACAAGATCGTAGTCGTAACCTTACCGGAGGAGGTGCGATGTCTGCGGCAGCATCCAAATCTGCTTCTGCCGCCGCAGCCGCATCCAAATCAGCGGCTGCACTTCAAATGAAAGCAGTTAAGGCAAATGTTGCGGCTGCCAATGCTACACAGAACGCGAATCGTATGATGCAGAGAACAAAAGCTTTAACCCGTACCCGAAATTAAATATCTTTTATAATTTATCTTTATACACAATCATATTATAAAGATAAATTAGTACACCTTTTTATATGAGGGTGTTTTTAACTGATACTGGAAGTGTCTATATTCAGAATCACCTTCAAAATATTTTATATAAAAAATGGTGGTTTGATAAAACCAATGTATCCTCCCAACTTGAACGATGGAAATCATGTATTCCATGGATACAACCTTATTATGCCTTAAAATCGAACCCGTCACCTGAATTGATAGAAGCGCTTACAACCGACGATACATTTCCGGTTGGATTAGATGTTGCCTCTATTTCTGAATACAATATTGCATGCAAATATAGCAATCTTATCCTATATACCAATCCGCATATGCATATCAAAGATACAGATGTAAGATGTAACACGTTAACAGTAATAGATGATATAAGTGTATTAGAAAGAATACATTGTACATCCATTCTTATTCGTATGAATAGTTGTGTAGAAACTTCAAATTGTAAGTTTGACGGTAAATTTGGATGTACACAAGAAGAAGCATATAATATTATAGATAAAGCCAAATATAAAAACATAAAAGTTATCGGGATATCTTTTCATATAGGGTCAGGTGGAACACATAATCGTAAAGAAGCTTATTTAAAGGCTTATACATATGCAGAACCTATATTACATTATTTAAAAAGTATATATAATGAAACTCCTATTTTAGATATTGGTGGAGGATTATTATCCAACAGTGATTTAACCGATATACTGGAATGGACTAAACCACTCCCTTATAAAATAATAGCTGAACCAGGTCGTTATTTTTCCGAACCCAGTTTTCATCTGGTAACCAGCGTGATATCTAGAACAAACCGAGGTATTTTTTTAGACAATGGGGTATACCATGAATTGAACGTATTTCATCGTGACCACTGGAAGTTTCCACTTCTCGTCTATTGTTACGATACTGAAACCAATGAAATGAACACCGTTACAGAGTATGAAGATATTCAACTATTTGGTCCTACATGTGACTCTTACGACACGATTGGTATATGTAAAGTTCCACGAGACCTTCATCCAAATGATTTAATTTTTTTAGAACATATGGGTGCATATACCTAGGCAAGTAGTTGTAATTTTAATGGCATTCATAGTGCATCGTTTGATTATTCTAACGGTCGCGAAGGGAATAATTAATGGAATGCATCAATACTGATGGATGAAGCTGGTCTACATATCGTGTCACTACATGTAGATTGACTCGGTCTCGTTTCTCTCGTAGGATTTCTTTATAATGTTCATGTAATCTATACATATGTGTCCTATATTGATACGGATAGGTTTTTAAAGGCGCCTTTTTGTTTACAAAACATTGTACATAAAAAGAATGTAATTGTATTGTAAACGTGTGTATCTCCATGTCATAACATTGGAACCATTGTGTATGTTCTGGATAATAATTTAAATATTCGTCTACAAGGTTATCTTTACATAATTCCATGTAACGATACTGTAATTTTGATTGATTCCCTCTTAATTTTCTTACCGTTTCGTACAATGGATTACGAAGTTTGGTACGAACAATCTCTCCTGTAGAATTCACACCATGTATCATAATTCCAACTTTGGTATAATCCATGAATTGAGAGGATATCTTACATTCTAATTCTTCCAAGGACAAGTTGTATGGCGTGGGACGTTTCACCCAATCTGGAAGTAACCTAACCGTACATGAAATATTTGTTTCCACAATCGTATTCTTTTCAACTGCATATACATTGACCAAATATAGGGATGGTTCATTTATGGGTGTTACAATACGGTTCATTGGATGTTGAAGAACAAACGACAATACATAGTTTTTTGGGATTTTTTCTAAACAATTAAAAAAATCAGGTTGACTTGAATGTAACGTTTCATTATATATAATTGTATTTAAAAATAATTCACGAAACGTTGGACGTACCATTTGGTCATTCTCTTTTATATTAAAAAAGGACACATTTCCTCCTACGGAAGAACGTGTAGCTAGTTCCCAAGTATCTCCTGACCAAAATAACTGAATCATGGTGCCTTCTACATACTCTTCCATGGTTATAATCGGAGTTGCGGTAGATTTAAAGGTTTCATAAGAAATAGATTTAGGTGGTGCAAATGAAACGATTGCTTCATTTTGATATACAACCGACCTGAATAATCCAACTGTATTATATTGGTCAGGTGTTAATTTTGACTTATCATAACGAAAAATATTATACTCTTTCTGGTTATGTTTAACGTTTTTTTTGATTAGTTTGTTCTCTGCTAAATATAATTGAGGATTCTCCATATTATATTTATCCATATAATACTTGTATTATATGTCTTTAACTCATTTAAGTCATTCGTCTTTGTATAATTATATTCATATATTGTATGTCATCACAGCTGACGTTACAATTAGGTGACATTATAAAAATACTATCTCCGTCCGATGACAATATTCATATTCAGGAATTTTTAATTCAATACATTGATAAGGAAATTATAGAATTGATTGGACGGAAACGTAATACATACACTTTGTATATTCGTGAAGATGGTAGTTTAACGAATGAATCCATTGTAGGAATAGAACTTACATATCGTGATGATAGTCCAAGTTATGCAATACAACACAGATTACTACCTAATCAATGGATCGATATATACTTTGAAGGTGATTTACCTGTTGTAGTAACTGGTATCATTCAACAATTAGAAGAAGACCAAATTGAAATTAAACTGACCGATTCATCAGTTATTTATATTGATTTCGCTTACAAAGGTATTCCTAAAGATATTCCTTTATCACGTATCGTATTACGAGACGCACCAACCGAAAGTAGTTTACCCTCGTCCCAAGCAAAATTAGAAGTTACAGAACCTTCAGAAGAAGTTACAGAACAAATCTATGGTTTGGAAGAGATTGACGATACCTCCGATTTATTTCGTGATAGAATTAAAGATGTATTGCTCTCAGCGGACCAGATACAATTTGGGGATACGCTTGGTTCAGTTGACCTCGTGATAGAAGTTCCACAAGAAGAACGACGTTATGGGATTGAACGTCAAATGACTGACCTTTTGAATGAGATGTTATCCGTTGTACCTAATACGCAACGTACCCCTCATGTAATGAATGATATACATCGTATATTAGAACGATTTCAACAACTACGATTAGAGTATTCAAAATTTGATAGCAATGGAAATGCATCTAGACTAGATGAATCTATACAAAAACCATTGGTTGCATCTTTGAATGAATTCTCTCATAAATTACATTGGATAATTCCAGTATCTAAACAGAAGAAAAAAGTATATGATGTAGATGAGGAGGTAGAAGGTTTATACGATGATATTTCAATGGATACACTTGCATCGTCTAGATTGAAAGAAACAGAGTGGAATCAACTTTTTCGCGAAGGAAATCTTCCAAACGGACAGAACAATTACAACTACATGATGAAACACATGAATACTCAATGGACTCCGTATGAACCAATGGATGAACCGAATACTGAACTTTTTACTGTAAACGTGCATACTAATATAATGTCTTATCTGGATAATTTAGGTGATTTTTATACCTCAATGGTTCAAGGAAATGATATTCATCGTCAGCGGTTTGTACCGCAAATATACATGATAGGGATGGATACAATGGAAACTAAACGAATTGGTGGCGGTCATACCATCATGACTAAAAAAAATATCATACCATCCGATACGATACAGTTGAAATCGTTTATAACATTACCTTACTCTACGGTAACCTTTTCTCGTATCAATACGCCCCTTACCAAATTAATAACGAAATGTAATATGTCCATGCATTATATTGCTTATTGGACCTTTCTTCATAAAAAAAGTTCCATATCTATGGTACCAATAGATAACCCGGTTTTATATGATGCCAATACATATTTTAAAACGATGACGGAATACGTTCGGAATGAAGATAGTACGCTGACCTATGATGATTATTTAGACCGTATCATCCCTACTACGGAATTATTGATACAAACCCTTCGTGCAATTCGGTTGGAACGATATACAACATATTCACTTATAGAACAATTAGAACCCTTTTTAATATACCATAAACATATTTCTTTTCAGCATTATTCGGATATCCTCGGATTGCTGACAGATAAGACAAATCAATGGAAACGTGATTATTCCAAACAACAAAAAGAATATAAAAAATTTATACCCAAAGTCCCTAAAAGTTACGTTAAACCTAAAATTTTAAATCTTTACAAGGGATACGATAGTGAAAATAAAGTGGAAGAGGGTTATAATGTACAAGGATTAGATACAATGTTTTTGTCAACCAGTGAATGGATATGTAGAACCAAAGAAATAGACGACTCTAGATATTTTCACACAAGCATTGCACAATTAAACTCTGACCTAATGGTACCATCCAATGCTATAGAATTACTTACACAACTTGAAACCGTGAATCCATCAGTTGAAGATGCAACGGATACATCTTGTCAAACACGTGTATTGTCCAAACAATACAATACAAAAGAAGATATGTTAAAGGACAACGAACAACCTATACGTTACGACACAAAATATGATAAAACTTATTACGATATATTAAAAGAATATAAATCCAAGGTAGAGGTTACAGAAGACCCTTCTGAAAAACAACTCATACTATCACAATTACTTCGTGAAAATACAAACATGACCGTAGAGAACGCAAATCGTGATTCCGAGGCTATGATTTTGGGATATCGTCCTGTAAAAGAAGGTGATTATGCGGTATGGATAGATGATACCGTTGGTATGAAATACTATTATTATGTTAGACAAAATAATATTTGGGTGCGGGATGAAACCATTTCAGACGATATTAACGCAGACACCAATTCCATGTTTTGTGACGTATCCTCAAAATGTATTTCCATACAAGATAAATGTAAAACAACGTCTAGTACAAAAATAGATTTTCAACGAAATGATTTAAAAGCCATCATCAAAGAGTTTGAAGATTCTGTACTTCCAACTTTGGATGAAATGAAATCTTTTTTGAATCAATCTACATTGAAAGCACAGTCTAGATTGGTGCATTTACAACGTATACATTCCATGTATACATTACGGTATGACCAAAAAATGTATGAGTATGGATTAGACGCAAAAGAAGTAGAAGAATACCTATCCCCTTATTCCAATGTATTACAACTTATATTGTCACAGAGTGATTTTGTTAAACGACAAACCGATATCACAAAATTTGTAGCCCATTATACAAGACCTTATATTGAGCTTGAGAGCCAATGGTGGTTATATTGTATTGTAACTGGTGTAAAACTATTACCTATATTTATATCCAACCTTGCCAATGTATTCATCAACGGTGAAGATTACTTTGATGCACTTCAACATGTAGCTTCTCTACAAGGAACGTTAGGAGGTGATGGGGAAGCAATTGTTGACAAATATTCTGGTTGGGTAATCACTTACATTGATTTCAATACGGAAGAAGGATACACGGAAGAAGGATTTGTCATTCGTTCTAGAGAGATACTTGCAGCCGACCTAGGTCAATCGGTGATTCAAAACCAGATTACTAAAAAAAATAATTTAAATCCTGAAACTGAAAAGATTTCTAAAGTTGGAAATGCTATATGTCAATACATTGGTGTGAATTGGGATATAATACAACCCTTTGTATTAAAAGAAACTAGTAAATTATTATCCAATCAGATGCCTGCTAAAACGGATTACGAGAAAGCCGTTGCAACGAAAGGAAAAAAGGAACCTTATGAATTTGTATACGACCAAACCTTAATCTTAATGACAACTTCGTATGTATTGATTGGTATTCAAACAAATACTCAAATCACATTATTTAATAAAAATAAAACGTATCCCAGCTGTGTAAAATCTTTTGCAGGTTATCCTACCCATGGTAATGGAGATAAAAGCGGGATAGAATATATTGCCTGTATTGTAAATGCAATTAAAAGCTCAGTTGAACCTTGGAATGCTTTAAAAAAAATGAATGTCGTCAAACTTGTAACCAAGATGGAAGCGATTATAAATACATTTATATTACCAACGGATATGATGCAAGATAGAATACGTGTTAAACTAGAGTACGAATTGACACAAAAACCTCAACATGTACCTATATCTAATGACATTTTACAATGGAATAATTTTCTTCCGCCGTTACGTCCTGTGAAAGTTGTAACACAACCCATTACAGAAGCATATCAAACTCAATTGATATCGGACATTAAGAAGGGACATGTAAATCAGTTTGATCGTATGGATACCATTCGTTCTAAAATAATTTTTTTGGCTCTTTCCCTAGAAATGTCTATACAAACGATTGTATCTAAAAATATAAAAGAGAATCAAGCAGTTTTATTGAGTAATCAACGAATCCCTTACCTAGAAAATGCATGCTGTAATGACAATCTTCAAACGACCTTTGATTATTTTAATTCCATCGACCCAACAATTGAACGAACAAACCGTGTGATACATGACCTTAGAAAAGCATTGGATGATATAACAGCAATGTCCAAGGCTGCAATATTGTTTGATACCCAAGATACACGAATCCACTATCCAGACATACTATCCACCTTTGATGAAGAAACGATTTACAAAGCTTTTATACATTACTGTAATTTTAATTCTACAGTACCCTTAAACGAAGCCTTGCGCGCAATATGTATGGATAATTCAACTAAATTTAAAGCAAATTCAACCCTTCAAGAAAAAATATCCATGTTAAAACAGGATGGTAAGCAATATAACCTTGGAATGTTACACCAACTATTAGAAGTCATACACAAAACAAATCAATTTACAGTTCAAATGCAAACGTTTGAAATTAATCCTATTCAAAAAATAATAGACCGAATCACATACGAGCAAGACCATGAAACCACACTTCCAGAACCATTTATAAAACATATGTTAGATGTATTGCATGCAGATGGAAAAGATGTAAATAGAGAACTAAAAAATTATCTTGCAACGACAAATGATTTATTGTTGACTTCTCTCTCTGATTTTATACGACGTAATAGTAACACTAAAACGCATACATCCTTTATGAAGTATATTACAGAATTACTTGATTTGAATACAGAGACGAACCTTTACAATTTGATTTCGGTGATGAAAAATAATATTCACAATATGGTGCGAGTATACCCAAATATAATTTTAAATAAAGTAAAATACGATAATGTGAGAATTCCTGCATGTTGGAACCTTTCTGAAAAACATCAAAACGACCTTAAACTCCAAACCATGGAACATTTTAAACCATTACATACATTTTACAATGACTCAGACATTGAGAAGTTCATGCGTGTGTTTCAAACAGAAACCCAATCGGTTGTATTACTTGCTATGGATACAATGTGCTATGAATCAAACAAAGACAATGTACCTTTTTTTGAACGTCGTACAACACAATTATTATATAAATTCTATTTATTACATGTTTGCACACAAATGGTAAGTCTTGTATCAAGGGAAGAATTTTATAATTCTGTAGTGCAACGACCTTCCAATCCGTTGCTTTCTGCGTCACAACTAGGACAAGAAACTGGCGAGATAGAACCTTTGTTAGAAATGACCATGGGTGAAAAACAAACCATGTCTGAAAAAATGTCTCAACTCATTACAGGGTTTCTATCCATTGGATACAAAGAGCAAACGTCTGTCAATATATCTTACGATGATTTAATGGATAAAGTGGTACGAAGTAAAGAAAAAGAAAAAGATGGCATTGTAGAATATTTAACGGAACTTACGACAGAAGAACGTGAGATTGAAAATATGTTTAAAAACTTTAGAATTGGACGTTGGTCTGTGGGTATGCAAAAAGGATACAGACAATACGATGGAGATACTTACGACCAAGAAAGAACGGATATAGAGAATCGTGCGATACTAGAATCCAAACTAAAACGTGTGGATGGAGTGACCGAAGGTTTAATGGATGTGTTTGCACTAGATGAAATGATGCAACAAAAAGACAACGAATTTACAGAACAACAAGAATTAACGATTGAGTACAACGGTGAAGATAATAATATTAACGATAATGAATATGAACGGTATATGTAGTTCGTTGCAATCACGAATATTATATCAACCTATATTAAATGATGATATATTCCACCATAAAAAAAAATATAACTCAATTCGCTATCCTCATATTTATAATATTATATGGAGGTATTGTAATTTCTAATTCACCGTTTATATTCAACCCAGACGGCACACTAAAATTATTCGGTATTGGATTTACTACACGAAGTGTTTTACCCGCATGGTTGTTATCGGTTATTTTTGCGATTATATCTTATTTTATCATAATATATTATGTCTCTTATCCAACTATACAGTTTTAAGAAAGGTATATATATATCTTACGGTATCTTCATTCAATGTGTTTCTTAATGCAAATACATTGAATCCCCAATCACGAGAACGGATGTAGGCACGTATCCAATTGATTTTATATTTTTTATTACCAACGGAATTCACATGGTTTTTATAACACAATGATTTTAATTCCTTCAACGTATAGTTGAAATATACAGGCGGAATATTCTTTTGGTCGTGGTTTTTTATCAATTGAATGATGGAGTCACTTAAAATGCAGGATAATTCTCTTGGTATAGAGGCTAGAACATAGGGTTGGATATCCCTAGAATCAAAAGAATACCTCCACATATATTTATCCACAATAAGATATTCACGATACGTGTATAATTCTTGCCGTGTTAAATAGGCAGTACTAAAATATCCAAATCGTTGCGCGATGGATTCTTGCAACTCGTGAAATTGTTTCCAAGTCATGATAGCATTAAGTACAATTCGTACGAACGACCAATCCATTTCAATTTTTTCAAATACTAAAACCATGATTTTAGTAACAATTGTTTATCACTAGGTTTTGACAAAATTGGAGGTTCAATAGGTTCATACATATTACTAGCATCATGTTGATATTTCATATAACCCTCTGCTTCTCCATACACTTGTCCAACTGCATAATCCAATACTAATTTATTTAAATCTGTTATTTGTTCTTTAATATGAGTCGGCTGATTTTTTGAATTTTGTAAAAATACACTTCTCATAACGACTTTAAGTTCATCCTCATTTTGTTCTCCGATTAAATATACACCGTTGGAACGTTTATATACACCTGATCTAAGCCCATTTTGTAGGGTTTGAATATTTTGTTGTGAAAAAAATGCATTTGATAAAACAGTATCATACCAATTGCCAGTCATAGCATCCCTGAAACCATTTCCACTTTGAACAGGTAGCTTATCTTGCATTGCAAATAACACGTTTGTATTCGGAGACATGATATCAATTCTACCATTTGATATATTCGTTGACATGATATATTAAACTGATAAAAAAAAAATATCCATACCTATGTTATAGATGACCTTTCAAACGACTACCATGATTATAGCAATCATCGTTTTAATGATATGTCTTATTATCATTGGTTATATGTTGAATAAAAACAAATACAACTCACAATACCCTCCTGTCATTTCAGAATGTCCTGATTATTGGTTGGACCGTTCGGATGGAGATGGTTCAAACTGCATCAATAAACAAGGATTAGGTCGTACGAATTGTGCAAAAACCATGGATTTCTCTGGCACCTATTGGACCGGACAAGATGGTTTATGTAATAAAAACAAATGGGCAAAAACATGTAATTTGACGTGGGACGGTATAACCAACAATTTAAATGCATGTGATACAACAACTTCGTCGTAATTCAATTGAAATAAACACTATAAACTACATAAACCACACAAAGTATATAAATGTATGGATACAACTGATTTAAATTATATTTTAAAACGAGAACAATGTGTGAATGCTTTAATTCATTTTCTTGCACAATTTAAAGAAAGAACAGATAATTCGTTTAAACGTGGTGCGTATGTATACGGCGAACCAGGTATAGGTAAAACATGCTTTGTTGAAAATATACTTAAAGACTTAAATTACGATGTGATAAAATATGATTCTAGTGATATTAGGAACAATGTAGTCATTGAAAATATTGCGTCCAATAACATGTCCAATCATAACATTATGAGTTTATTTCAAAACAACCGCAAACCCATTGCTATTATTATGGATGAAATTGACGGTATGAACAATGGAGATAAAGGAGGTCTATCTGCGTTAATTAAACTGATTCGCAAAAAAAAAACAAAAAAACAACAGAATGAATTAAGTAGTTGTATTCCAATCATTTGTATTAATAATCATCACCATGATAAAAAAATCAAAGAACTTATGAAAGCATGTGTGCTGATAGACTTACATACTCCTACAAATTTGCAAATACAATCTTTAATTATAAAGTATATGGTGGATATAGACAAAAGCATTCTTCCTGAAATCACTCGTTATATTGGTAACGACTTACGCAAATATAATTCTGTATATGAATTGTATATAAGAGGATATAAAGATATATTTGACCGTGACAAACTTAATACTATTTTTAAATCTAAAATCAAGTTATTGGATACTAAAGATATCACGTCTCGTTTATTCCATGCACCCTTGTCCTTTCAAGAACACACTTCTAGTATCAATGAACACGACCGAACGATTTTAGGGATGTTGTGGCATGAAAATATAATAGATATAATTTCTCAACAAACGCCCGAATTATCATACCCTTTGTATTGTTCTGTTTTAGACCATTTTTGTTTTGCGGATTATACCGACCGTATTATTTTTCAAAAACAGATTTGGCAATTAAATGAAATGAATTCTATTGTAAAATTATTCAATACAAATAAAATATATCATACACATTGTTCTTCAATGAAACCCCACGACATTCGTTTTACAAAAGTGCTTACTAAATATAGTACAGAATACAATAATTATAATTTTATTCAATCCATTTGTCATGCAATCGGGTGTGATAAAAAAGATGTATTTGCATTGTTTACATCCATTCGTACGCAGTATACGGATGAACAAATATACCATATGTTTGAACCCTATGACATTACAAAATTAGACATTAAACGATTATATAAATACTTGAATCATATAGGTTGCATTCCAAATGTAGAATGAAAATTACTTATCCTCCCATACTATTTACATTTATTTTCGTGTTCTACGTATCGTTTTTCGCATCAATACAAATTTACCCTTTTTCGGTTTATATCCAGCTTTTTCTAAACGACGTGACTTACGTGCTTCATCTGACCTTTTTTTTGAAACGATTCTACCCGTTTTTTTATTTACACGAATGTCATGTTTGGTTAATCCGCCGCTTGTTTTATAGGCGGTGCCGTGCAACACTTTTGCACGTGTTCCAATCAATTCATCAAACGCAGTGCCATTGATATGATACTTACCATCCGAACTTTTATCTACCCTTTTTCTCATTATATATACGAAAGAAAAAATAAAAAACGGTATGATATTCCATAGGAAGAACGACCAATGACACTAGACAATTTTTAATCTCAATCATATATAATGGCTACTTTTACGCCAGCAGGAAGAAACAACGGCTATACTTATTACAGAGGAGGTTCTCCTTTTAAACCAAATACAATGACTCAGGGAAGTATATTTCCAAAATCAAATCAATCCTATATATATAAACATGCATACCATGACGCAAGTACATTGATAGAAAGAAAAAAACGTATCACGATTGATAAGAATAGATCAAGGGTTGGGATCTATCAGGGTATGCCATCTTCTTATGCCTCTGCTGATAAAAACACGGTGAAACATGCAGTCGTTATGTTGCGTGGGGGTGGTTCAGTATCTCCTGCTAAAAAAGGATACTATAATCCAAATTAAAATGTATTATTTCATGGACGTATTTAAATTTTATCATAGAGTCGCATAAGACGTGTGCCTAGTTTTGGAACAGAGGTTGATTGTGGTGTTGATGCAGATGAAGTGACTGGTTGAATTGTCGCTTTATTTATGACGCGCACTTTTGGGGTCAATACAAGTTCCCCATTTATGATTTCTTGATTATAGTTTTCAATATTTGGAATACGAATGATATCGGACATGTTATGTTTAAAAAACATTATAATATAAAATTAAATTCAATTTTATATTATAATTCGTGTTGTAATAGTGGATAAGACTAAAACGATTAAAATATGATACATAAAAACATGAAATAAATACTAATTCTATGAACAATTCAAATATGGAATCACAAATAAAAGCAAACATTAGTTTAATCTCATTCGCAATGAGTGAAATTAAATCATTCAAATACAAAAATGGTTTAGGGGATGCATATTGAGATTAAAAGTTACCTTCAATCATGTATAAAATTCAAAAAATATTTGAAATTACACTCCATTCCGTTTTCAAACCAAAATGAAGATAGTAGAATAAATAGTTGCATGTATGAACCGGTAGTAATTGAATTACTTGTTACAGAGTTTGGTGAAAAAAATAAAAAAACTCAGCCTAGAATGTGGTATGATATTTTAGCATTGGAACATATGTATTGATGGATTCCAATAAACATAAAAGCAACTACTACAGTAACAATCGTTACGCCTTTGAATATTTTACTAAATGTTCCTTCACCTATTTTAGAAACAACACGATATTTTCGTTCTACTAGAATACTTATATCTTTTTCCATATATTTATAGTTATTATTATCACTTTATAAATATAATAGTTGCATATTATATTATGAGCAAGTCAAGAATTATGGGAGCAGGAAACGCAGGTGCAAGTAGATTTATCGCATTGAACGGTGACCAAGGAGGTGGTAATAAAAAGCAAGGCTTACCATCCTATATAGGTCGTGTTACCGGAATTGATTACAACAGAACCTATGGAAATAACCGAATGTCCGTATTTTACATGAATCAATTAGGAGGTATAGGAAAAGGTAGAAGCATGTTTATCACTGGTGCGGACGGTGTTCGGCAATCTTCTGTTAATGCTGTTAATGCTGTTAATGACATTTTCTATAGTAGTACTGATGACGACTGTCAAATACCTTGTTGTTCTAACGATGATACGTACTCTGATTGTGAGCAAAACATTGGATGTGTATGTGACCAGTCCTGCACATGCAATAATTATTGTTACTCTAGTGGTTGCACTTAAATTAACAAGTAAACTATAACATTTTTCAATAAAATCTATGAAAAAGTGTGAATTGGTTCCATTTGGAATCCAGATAAAGAGTATCGTGGAGATATTTATAAAGTGTTAAAACTTATTTTGAATGGAACGTCCTGACCCATTGGGAGCACCATGCCATCTATCGTATACATTTAGTTTAGAATACAGATTGACTTGAACCGTTTTTCCAGCATGTAATGCAGTGCTATTACGTACTAGTGTAGAAAATATCATCGCCTCTGTGATGGCCTTTTTGGTTGTCCCGTTTAAGTTTTTACAAGAACACGTATATTTTTTATGAGGAGTAATCATATATAAATTAGGATTATATAAAAATTGAACTTAGTTTAAGGAGATATAGCGATAGTATAGCACCATGAACGAACTTACTACCAAATATCAAAAAAAAACGGATAGGGAACATGTGTTGGATAATCCAGATACGTATACAGGTAGTATGCAAATGACTGATTACAATACATATGTATATGATGATACAAGTCAACGTATCTTATCCAAAGAACTTAATATTATACCTGGATTATATAAATTATTTGATGAAGGGGTCGTAAATTGTCGCGACCATAGCGTGCGTCAATCTCAAAATGTGATAAAACAAGTTCCAAATACGATTCCAGTATCACGTATAGAATTCAGTATTTCCACGGACGGTACCATCACCATGACGAACGATGGAAATGGTATTGACATTGAATTACATCCTGAACATGGTATATGGATACCTGAAATGATTTTTGGACATTTACGTACATCCACCAATTATGATAAGACTGAAGAAAAAATTGTTGGAGGTAAAAATGGATTTGGGTTTAAACTAGTATTGATTTGGTCATCTTGGGGCAGGATTGAAACGATCGACCACGTACGAGGATTGAAATACACGCAAGAATTTACTGATAATTTAAGTCATATTCATAAACCAATAATCATAAAATGTAATAAAAAACCATATACAACTGTATCGTTTAAACCAGATTACAAACGTTTAGGTATATCTGGTTTAACCCCTGATATGTTATCTTTATTCAAACGACGCGTATATGACATAGCAGCCATTACCGATAAAAAAATAACAGTCAGGTTAAATGGTGAAACATTGAATGTAAAACAATTTATGCATTATGTAGATTTATACATTGGTACAAAAGAGGAAACTACACGCATTTATGAGACCAACGACCGATGGGAAATTGTGGCGTGTATGGCACCCACTCAAGAATTTACACAAGTATCCTTTGTAAATGGAATATTTACTTCAAAAGGAGGCAAGCATGTGGATTATATTCTGAATCAAATCACACGTAAGATGATTACCTATATAAATAAAAAAAAGAAAACCGATGTAAAAGCAACCGTGATTAAAGAACAATTAATGTTATTTATCCGGTGTGATATTGTGAATCCAATGTTTGATTCACAAACCAAAGATTATATGACAACGTCCCAATCTAATTTTGGATCTTCGTGTGAAATCAGTGATAAATTTATTGAAAAATTAGCCCGTATGGGTGTAATGGATAACGCATGTGCTTTAACCGGTATAAAGGAACTTAAAGCATCTAAGAAAACCGATGGAACTAAAACAAAAACGATAAAGGGTATTCCAAAATTGGTGGATGCGAACGATGCAGGTACTGCAAAGAGTTCGGAATGTACGTTATTGCTTGTAGAAGGAGATTCCGCAAAAGCAGGAGTAGTTTCGGGTCTATCCAAAGAAGACCGACGTATTTACGGAGTGTACCCATTAAAAGGAAAACTCATGAATGTGCGTGGGGCACCGACTAAAACAATTACAAGTAATCATGAAATTACCGACATTAAACAGATTCTTGGATTAGAAACGGGTAAATCTTACACCGTAGATACGATACAATTACACCTGCGGTATGGACGGGTATTGTTTTTAACCGACCAAGACTTGGATGGAACACATATCAAAGGATTATGTATCAATTTGTTTGATACCGAATGGTCTAGTTTAATTCGTTTGTCTAATTTCATAGGATTTATGAACACACCCATTTTAAAGGCAAAAAAAGGTAACCAAGAGTTATTGTTTTATAACAACGGTGAATATGATGTATGGAAGCAACAAAATGAACAAACACGTTGGAAAATTAAATATTATAAAGGGCTTGGTACGTCAACCGCAAAAGAGTTCCAAGAATATTTCAAACATCAAAAAATAGTCATGTTTCATTGTGATGTGGAATGTCGTGATGCAATTGATATGGTATTCAATAAAAAACGTTCCAACGATAGAAAAGTATGGCTTGAACATTATAAACGAGACGACTTTATGAATACCTCTTTAAATACAGTATTATATAAAGAGTTTATTACTAAAGAAATGATACATTTTTCAAAATATGATTGTGACCGCTCTATTCCAAATGTAATGGATGGTCTCAAAACAAGTTTGCGGAAAATTTTATATGCCGCCTTTAAAAGAAATCTTGTCACTGAAATCAAAGTGGCCCAATTTTCAGGGTATGTATCTGAACATAGTGCGTATCATCATGGAGAAGCCAGTTTAAATGGCGCAATCGTTGGAATGGCACAAGATTTTATTGGTTCTAATAACATTCATCTTCTCAATCCAAACGGACAATTTGGTACTCGTCTTCAAGGAGGAAAAGATGCTGCAAGCGAAAGGTATATATTTACAGAGTTGAATGCATTGACACGACTTATATTTCAGGCATCGGATGATAATGTACTTACATATTTAGATGACGATAATACTCCAGTAGAACCGATATGGTATGCACCCATTCTTCCTATGCTTTTAGTCAATGGGTCTAAAGGAATTGGTACTGGATTTAGTACGGATATTCCATCGTTTAACCCAATGGATATTATACAGTATATGGTGGATACACTACATGGAAGAACAAGTAATGTTGATTTTATACCCTATTATAAAGGATTCAAAGGAACCGTAACACGTATAGACCCGCAAAAATATTTAATCAAAGGAAACTATACGGTTATAAATAAAACGGTTCGTATTCATGAATTACCCATTGGAACGTGGACAGATGATTATAAAATGTTTTTAGAACAATTAATGGTCGGAGATGGAAAACCCAAAGACCAACTCTACATAAAAGAATATATTGACATGTGCACGGACAAAGACATTGACCTTACGATAACCTTTTATCGCGAAACAGATATACAAACTTTATTAAATACAACATGTGACCATCAGTGCAACGGTTTAGAAAAATTATTGCATTTATATACCACTCAAACTACCACAAACATGCATGCCTTTGATGAAAAAGAACAACTCAAAAAATTTGATACGCCTTATGACATGATAGACCATTATATGAATGTTCGTCGTGAAGTATATGTAAAACGAAAAGACTATTTATTAAAAGAATTAAATCATGAATTAAGTAAGCTTACCAATAAAGCAAGGTTCATTACCGAGATATTAGAGGATACGATTGACCTTCGTAACAAACCAAACACAGAGGTGGTTCAGATGTTAGAAATGAACGATTATACTAAGATGAACAACCATTACGATTATTTGATTAAATTACCGATGAATTCAGTTACTCAAGAAAATGTATCCTCCTTGTTACACGACAAGGATACGAAATCAAATTTAAAAGATACTTTATGCTCCACTACAATTGAAGACATGTGGTTGTCGGAATTACAAACATTACAATCCTCACTCACTCGTGATACTGTGAAATCTATCAAGATAAAGAAAAAATAGTATATTTATACACTTCGCACATTGAAAACGCCTATTCATGAAATAAAATATACTGAAATATATAACAATGGAGATTCAAGCAGAGCATATGAAAAATAGATGTTATTTTATTTCCACTATGTGTGGTATGTCATTATATAGTTGGTATAACTATTCATTGTTTGACCCTATTAACAATAGTTTTTTCACGCCATATTATCAAAATTGTCTGTTAATGTTGTTTTATTTAGGTTGGGATACATATCATATGATAAATATACCAATTCTTTATAGAACAGATTTGATGATACATCATTCTGTAACATTAGTAATTTATTTGAGTTCTATTAATAATACAAGTCTACAAATGAGTAATGTTTTGATAATGGAATCTATTTCATTAATGAATTATATTTGGAGAAACAAACAACAATTATTGAAATTATATAGAACGCTTTGTATTTTCTGCATTAGAATACCAGTATCATTATGGTTTTGGTTATATTACAATCCAAATATTATATATCCATATTGGAAAACAACAGTAACATATCCACATTATTTGTATTTATCTACGCTGACAAACCTATATATTTTTTTCATTGTATATGATATGTTTATTTTATGGAAATTATACAAACCAATAAACTCAAACATAATTATGAATACTCGTTATATCCATTTGAAAAAAAAATGAGCGTTTCAATCTGCGAAGGTTTAAATATTCAATGGTGAAATAAAATTTGTATTAATCCTATCTTTCTAACGTATCCAAAGTTTGGTCATAACGATACATGGTAATGTTCAAACTACACCGACCGTTGCTTTCAATATAATTTAAATAATCGTTCCAATTATTAAAATCAATGTTCAACAAGTTTTGTAACAAATAATTTAGAAACATAAAATCCAATCCTTGAAACGGAATTGTAATATTTAATAAATATCGTTCATCGTAATGATTAAATGGGTCAACGACTTCAAGCGAACTCAAGATAGGTCCGTTATTGTCCCTCGTTGAACGAAGTGTAATACGGTCGTAGGTTTGTCCCAGCCAGTTGCAAACATGAATACGGGTCCAATGTTGTGGAAATCCAGCCATTTCTTTGACATAGGCAAACGCCTCATTCGTCAAGAAGAAAATGAATTCCACTGTCATTTCGTTGTATACGTGTGTGGACATGGTTATGATTGAATATATCATAAGAGTAATATAGCATTTCAATTTTTTATGTTAATCTTACAGAACAAATTAAATATTTTAATAATATGTGCTCATGGAGCAGTAATGTCAAATATGTTTTTTTGTAAATCTGGAACGACAATCATTCAGGTAACGTGTGGTACTGTTTATCGGGTTTTTGATACAATTTCAAAAATATTAAATTTAAATCATATTAAATGTCATAAAAATAATAAAGATACCATACTCCAAAAGATAGAAAACGTCTCCATATGTGGATGATACAACTGGTTCAAGTGGTTGATCATGAATATGGCAAACTATATTTAATATTATGTATATATTTATTTTCTATGATTACGTCACTACAAATGTGATGTTTAAGAATGTCTACGACCAATTCGCTGGTTAAAGATTTAGTGAATTTATGAGAGGTATGTTTAAAAAACATATCAATGACATCTTCTATTTCCAAATCAGGTGCATTATAATCTTCTATCATATATTCATCCCAAAACGAACAAAACGATGATACGATTGGAATATAATTACTAGTTACATCTTTATAATTATCGGTTTCTTCGTCATAGGATAATAATTTTTTCATTTCAACCGCGAAGGTATCTTGGAATATAATGGTTGGAATATTCATTTCTTTTAAAAACTGTCTCAATATAAATATCATAGTTTTACTTTTAACCAAAGACCCTTCAGAGACGTACAACGCTTTTTCTTTAAAATGATGCACAAGTGTAGAATAATTCATATTTTTTAAGAAATATACATGTCCGTATAATGTTTTATCCTTGGTTTGATTTACAAAATCGTCTGCATTATTATATTGCAATGAATAATAACTGGATACACATAATAAATCCAACATGTGAACGTCTTGTAATGTATAAGGCGAACGTAATATACAATGAAATAATCTGGTATCCGCATATTCATGTGCATAATACTTTAATTTGAAATTGTTAAGAAGATTAGATTGTCCGAAAAAATTATAATATTTATTCTCAATCTCACGTATAAATATCTTTAAAGAACTAGGTACAATATAAGTATTACATTTTTTTCCATGAATACAATCTCCAACCGCTATTAAAAAATGGATACTTGCTTCTCTTGTGTAAAATACATTTGGATACAAATGTTCTAAAATAGTTTGTACTGTATTCATATCTGGGATGGTATGTAACGGAGACCTTTCTTTTATGGATTTAATCAATGAGTTTTTAATACGGTATTTCCATACTCGTAGTTCTGGAAATTTTGTAAGTGTTGTCAATATATGGTGATGTATATTATCTTCACCGATTGGTATATAATGACATCCATCATAATATATAAATCGTTCCATACGTGTACAATAATAGTAACGATTATCGTTTAAAAAGTCTTCGTTGAATTTCTCACCATGTGAGATTAACATCGCTTTTCGGTCATTTCTCTGTTCGTACAATGTTTCTGCATTCATCAATGCATTTGGTAATTGTGTGAGAATGGTTGTTTTTAGGCGGTTAAATATATAGTCATTGTGCTTATATTTGTCAATCAGTACATCTATCATGTCATGTAATTCACTCATATTTAATATCTTTATGTATATTTAAATTATATTACCTTTAAATATACATTTAAAGGTAATAAATAATGTATATGAATGGTAAATACATCTAATACGATATTATATATACAAACCGTACAAATTGCACCCTTTCGTACATTAATGACCGCGTTAAAAGATATACTATTAGAAACCAATATTACATTTACACCGGACGGTATAAAAATAATCAATATGGATAAGTCTCATACTATCCTTGCACATCTTCAATTAGATGCCAAACAGTTTGAAACCTTTGAATGTAAAATGGATAAAATTACCATTGGTGTAAATATGCTTCATTTATTTAAATTAATCAATACGATTGATAGTAATGACACACTTACAATATATATTGAAGACGTTGATTATATGGACGGTGTTGTTCAATATCTAGGTCTTAAATTTGAAAACGGTGATATTAAACAGCAGAAAATACAAAAACTTCGTTTGATAGAACCAGACCATGAAGAATTAGAAGTACCAAATGTAACCTTTTCATCTATCTTGAATTTACCTTCTACTGATTTTCAAAAAATCATTCGTGATTTATCTTCTATTTCAGACAAAATAGAAATTCGTTCAGTAATCGGTAAAGACGGTGTTGAATTAATATTCAAATGTCGTGGAGGGTTTGCAGAAGCAGAAATAAGAAGAGCAGAAACGGATGGTAACATGCATTATATTCATAAACAAGACACCAACAAAATCATTCAAGGTGAATTTTCATTAAGAAATTTAGGTTATTTTATCAAATGTACTAATCTATGCAACCAGATTGAAATGTATTTAGACAATAACTTACCGCTCGTTGTAAAATACAATGTGGCTTCATTAGGCGTAATTAAATTATGTTTATCGCCATTGCCATCTTCCAATACGATTTGATAGAATGTTTTACACCTTTTATCATTTACACTAAACAATTTAATTAGAAAGGTTGTTCCATTTATTATATCGCACTTTAAACGTGCAAGAATCTATTCACTATCCATGTCGTTTAAAAATACCTCCTTGTGCAGTCATATTTGGAAATATGTCATGAATCATGGACGGGGTTTGATAGTTACATGTAGACAACCATATTTTGACAATACAAAATCTTTTCTTTGGGGAAACGGTTATTCCAGTAATACTTTCTTGCACAGATTCATTATTAGATAATGTTTCACCTATTAAACTATACATCAAGTCTTTCCAAACCGTTGGTATAGAACGATTGTCAATCTTATAAGAAAAACAACCTCCATTTATATTTTTACTATCTTCCCATAATGGAGTAATACCTTGTCTCATTATAAATATCATGCAATTTATAAGCATATCGGGCGGTATAGCATCCAATAAACCGATAGCCTCTTCTACCGTATGAAAAGACATAATTTCTTTATAACTTTCTTTTCTCCAATCTTGTTCATGTGGAAGATGCGTCCATAACACCCATGTGTCATGTAACGTGTGGGTTATCTCCATTATACAATATAATATCTTTGTTTATATCGTTATTGATGTCTTTGAATGATAAACCCGTCTTCTGTTACCTTTAACGTATCATGTAGTTCGCATGAATGGTGTAGAGTGTATTCATTCATTGCATCGTCCATTATGTGAATGGTATAATATTGTATAGTATAATGAATATCAAATAAATTATGCAAGAACCGATTCGTATATAAATTATTTCCAATGGATTCTAATGTTAATTTAGAGGGGGTCACGTTATACGATTGATTATGAGTATCATATAGTGTTGCGCTTATAATTTGTCGTGGTCCACGATTCGTTGCCAAAGTATGGTTTTCGTTATATTCGGTTTTCATATCGTTTAAATTTTCAAAATACCTAGACAAATTATCATTATCAATGCAATACGAATACAATATACTATCATTATGAACATCCAAGGATATACATTCGGCCAAAGACATTTGTATTACATTACCTCTGTGATATAAATATATATCCGATACGTTATTTGAAAATACATATTTAATTGCACGTTTAACTCTTACTTCCATCATACAATATCTCCATAACATGGTTATAAAACATAGATTTGCATACTCAGATATTCGTTCATTGTAAATATATCCCAAATATATACAACCTGAACAACCTATTACATACCAAAACATGTTAGGATAGATACTTTAATTTGTTTAAATTATTTTCGTTTAAATGTTATGGATTTATATTTCCGTGAAATATACTCTTTATATGTTTCACCATTCAGATCATCTAACGAACACAATACATCTGCATTACAATTGGGCTTAACGAATAAACGCACATTCGTAGTTCTAGGATCTTCCTAACGGGTTTGAAGGTCTCATTCCGGTAGAATCATTACCATGTTTGTCTGTAAACATTATAATAATATAATAATATTAAGATTAAATTCATATGGTATGTATGCATAGTATACCATGGGTAGAAAAATATAGACCCGTACAATTTAAAGATATTGTATTAGATGAGATGAACTCTCGTTTATTAAACAATATGATTGAACAAGATATGTTTCCTAATATACTACTATATGGACCTCCAGGAACAGGTAAAACTACTACTATATTAAATTTGATATCACGCTATCAAATCAAACATAACGACGTAAATAAGGGTCTTGTTATACATTTAAATGCATCGGATGAACGTGGAATTGATATTATACGTAATCAAATCGTTCAATTTGTACATTCTAAAGCATTAATTAGTAATGGACTTAAAATAATTATATTGGATGAGGTTGATTACATTACAAAAGCATCACAACAGGCTTTAAAATATTTAATTCAAGAATATAATCAAAATGTTAGGTTTTGTCTTATATGCAATTATATTAGTCGTTTAGATACACAATTACAGAATGAGTTTATCCATTTAAAATTCAATACTTTACCTCGTGACAAAATAATAGATTTTTTATCCTATATCAACCAAGAAGAAAAACTAAACATTACAATGGATACACTCCATTCTATACAACAAATGTTTCAATCTGACATTCGTAGTATGATTAATTACATGCAATCCAACTCATACACTACCATCCATATAGCTACGTTAAACGTATGGGAAAATGTATATCAATCTATTCAAACCGGACAATTGAATATAAAAGAATTTATAAGATTAGAACATACTTATAAATTAAACGCTCGTTCTATCATCCACATGTTTATATCTTATCTTATGACACATAAAGTTAGTTTACATACAAAAGACTTTATAGATTTTTGTGAATATAATATACGTATAACCACTACAAATGATACTTATTTACGTAATTATTTTATTGAACATATCACCCATTATATAAAACCTATAAATGTTACAATTGTAGTATCCTAAGATGTTAGAAATAAATAATATTCCAAATAATTGATTGTATTATATTGATTCTATACTATATAAATAGGATGACTGTAAGTGATGATTGGGATAGGTATTGTAATGGGGATTATACAATGACCTCTTTGCCAGAGAAAGTCCTTGACGCGGATACGCCATTGTCAACGGATATTTCGGTTTCAACTAAAACCATGATTTCATTTCTAAACCAAACCATATGTCTACAAGATATGTTCTGGAAAATACCCATTATTCCATACCACATACAAGGTGAAGGAGTAATAAAAAAACAAATCAAATTAACTTCTGTTTCACAAGATGAAGTAAATGAAATTGCGAATAAAACAAATATAACCGATTATGTGGATAATCAATTGATTTCAAGGGTCATTGATACAGATAGTAATACCTATAAAGATGTTAGAAAAATCAGTATAGGTATTTCTAAGCGGGATATTACATCCTACAGATGTAAAAAAAAAGGAGCGTTTTATAATTGCTTTGTTTTGATTTTAAGAATTATACATGATGAGTTATTTAAAGAAATACACGTTAAAGTATTCAATACTGGTAAATTAGAAATACCTGGTATCAAAACGGATGGAATTTTAGAGAAAACTATATTGTTGTTATGCAGGGTATTACAACCTCTATCTAGCACTCCGTTATCATGTGACCGGTCTAAACACGAGACTGTATTGATAAATTCAAATTTTAGGTGTGGATATTTTATTGAACGTGAAAAATTGTATCAACGTTTGAAAAATCACTATCGTATTAATTGTATGTATGATCCTTGTTCTTATCCAGGAATACAAGGTGAAATTTATCTCAATAATATAACAAATCGTGAGGAAATAGACTCTATACAATATCCAAAACACGAAAAGATGTCTTTTATGATATTTAGAACAGGAAGTGTTCTTATAGTAGGCAAAGGAAATACTTACATGTTAAATGAAATATATACATTCTTAAAACAAATTTTAATCAATGAATATACAAATGTTGGAATTCAATTAAACGACTCACTTGGTTGTGATAAGGCAATAAAAAAAACGCGTAAAAAAATTATACTCATTGAACCCTAAAATCTATTTATAAGATTTTGTAATATATTGAATAACATTTTTTATTCATACAATTGATTAAGTAATTTTTATGAATAAAGATATACAAAAATACCTCGTAAATTGGTACTGTGTGTGAGTTGTGTTAATCCATCACGTGATGGAGAACCACATTGTAAGTATAAGACTAATTTTAATTCAGTTATTCGTCAATTGAATGAACACATACCTAAAGATAAACGTCGTAAAGTATGCAAAGGTTGTCACGATATTGGACATAATATAAATGGAGATGATTGTAAATTAAAAATAGAAAAAAAATATATGTTATCGCATCAATCAACACATCTACATTGGTAACTTGGATGAAATCAGCAAATTGAATAAGTTGCATATAAATATCCAATGTGACGTTTAAATGAATCAGGTCATTTACATAGTCCGAATCTATTTCGGGTTCAGACTCATACTATCCGTATCAATACCATTCGAAACATTCCATCTGGAAATATCTCCATTAAATTTACTACCACCAAACATCCCTCCCATATTAGTAACATTCGAAACATCCCATCTGGAAATATCTCCATTAAATTTACTACCATTAAACATAGACAACATATAAGTAACATTCGAAACATCCCATCTGGAAATATCCCCATCGAATTCACTTTCCTCGAACATACTACCCATATCAGTAACATTCGAAACATCCCATCTGGAAATATCTCCATTAAATTTACTACCACCAAACATAGACCACATATAAGTAACATTCGAAACATCCCATCTGGAAATATCTCCATTAAATTTACTACCA